TTTTGGATCTATTGTTTTTTTAATCATTATGTACAATTTTATCTTTGACGACAATGGTGATAAAAAAGAAGTCGCTATTGTTAAACAAGATACAATTGTTCAAACAGCTCCAGCGCAAGACAATCCAACGATCAAGGATTCATTAAATGAAATAAGTAAAGAATTTAAACAATTAGGGGGTGAGTTAAAAAAGGAGGTAATCATTATAAGTGAGGATCTTAAAAAAGAGTTTAAAGCAACCGAACCCAAAGAAGACCCTCCAGAGAAAGAAGAAGAAATAATGATTGCAACACCGGAAAAGGAGGAAGAAAATCTTAAGTCTCTAGATACACCAAAAACAGAAACCATGAAAAAATTGTAAAGGAGTTACTTTGAAACCCAAGAAAAAAGTTGTTTTAAAATTCGATAAACGGTTTGTAAATGACGATTATGAGTTACTATTCAATTCATCAACCGGATTGGAATTACTTCAAGGTGTGAATGGAAAGGATGATCCATTTTCATTATGTCTCCCCTCATTGCTTGATATTGGGGTGATGGGAACATGCAAGAACAGGTGTCAATTCTGTTATCAAGGACATGAGCAACGTCCCAACATGAAGCTCTCAGACTTCATGAGCATCATTGATGTAGTTCATCAACATACAAACCAAGTTGCTTTGGGAGGCCATGGGGATCCAAACAAACACCCTCAGTTTGCGGAAATGGTAGAATATTGTCGTAAACACAATGTTACACCAAACTATACAACAAGTGGAATTGAACTTGCAGATGATGAAATTGAAATATCTAAAATGTGTGGAGCAGTTGCAGTTTCGGATTATGAAAAAAACTTCACATATGATGCCCTGAAACGATTCATGGATGCAGGTATTAAAACAAACATCCATCAAATTTTTGATGCCAAGACGTTTCACAAATGTACATCGTTGATTAATGGTATTGATTATTGGTCAGGTCATGTTGACATTGATAGGTTAAATGCTGTCATATTTCTTTTATTTAAACCGCAGGGAAGTGGTAAGAAAATGCGTTTCTTAATACCAACAGAAACACAGCTGGAAATAATGTCAGACAGAATACTGAGCCCAAAATGTAAATTCAAAGTTGGGATGGATAGCTGTTTGGCAAATCATGTTTTAAAATATCAAACCCCGAGCAAGCTTCAAGCTATGTCGATTGACACTTGTGAAGCCGCCAGAATGTCAGGATATATAACACCTGATATGAAGTTCAAACCGTGTAGTTTTGCAGAATGTAGTACAGAAGTGAATTTAAATGGGAATCTTTCAGAGATATGGAATGAATCCGAACCGTTTAAATTCTTTCGTGATGTTCTGCAACAAAAATCCAATACCTGTCCGATAGGATTCTGACAGGCAAAAGAGGTAGAAAATGAGGCTAAAAGTAGACTTTGTAACAAATTCAAGTTCATCATCATTTGTAGTTATGGGTAGCAACATAGACTTGCGTGAAATCACCGACGAAGCATGGGGAGCTCTTGCAGCAAAAGTGAACGATGAAAACATCACCCCAGCCGAACTCGAAGAAGATATCCAAGAATATATTGGCGACATGGTCGACGGAACAGATTTAGAATACTCATTTGGATATGATTACTATAGTGGCGATCTTCAGGTTGGAATTTGTTACACTAAAATGAGAGATGATGAAACACTTGATGAATTTAAAGGTAGAGTTAAAATACAAATCAAAAATGCGTTCGGCATTTTAACTGAGGTTGATCACATTGAAGATTGCTGGATGGATGGCTAATGAAAATTAAAGCAGACTTTATAACAAACTCAAGCTCATCATCGTTTATTATTGCATTTCCAAAAAAGGTCAGGGGATTACAACAAGTAGCCAATGTTATCCCAAGTAAATATGCAGAAACTGTATATAATGATGCAATAAATCAAAAACCTCGTCGAGCATCAAGTCCTAAAATTCGTTCTATAATTGCAGAAGAAATAACTCATGGATATATTGATGATCCCCGTTTTAAGGAGAGTTGGGATGAAGAAAGAAAATATGCAATTAGAGAGGGAGTTGAAGATCAAGATCTTAATGATAATCCTCTATGGCGTTCGCTATTTTGGGATGAACGTCGTTTAAAAGAAACTGCTTTTGCAAATACACTTGCAGAAGAGTTTTTAGAAAAGGTGGCTGATGATGCATATATTTACATTTTCAACTATGGCGACGAAGATGGTGAATATTTTTCGGAAATGGAGCACGGGAATATCTTCCGCAATCTTGACGGTTTCCGCATTAATAAACACTAGACACGTTTCTAAGACTAGAACTAATTACCATGGAGTACCATTAAACCAAGCTGCGAAGGAGCGATTTATGAGAGAACATCGTGGTGAACCCGATAGGTATGACCGGGATGAACAAGAATTGGGCATGCGAAATGAAACAGTCAAGAATTATGTAACCCTTGAGTTTGTTGCAATTCCCCCAGACTTTGATATTATGAATTATCTGAGTCTAAGGGAACAGGCGGGTGTATTCAAACAAAAGAATGTCAATCTAAAACACCTTGAAGTGATAGCAGAAGGTGTTAAAGCATCGCCCGTATTTGCAATGCTTAATAACATACGAATTAACCCAACTACATGTTTGTATTTCTTGAAAGTCATTCATGAGCTGGATCTCGTATTGAAAACTCTATATAATCCTATGAGAAGTCAAATAGATCATTATCTTAAAGCGATGGATGAACGTGGGGGAAATGTTTACATCAGAGGGCAGATGGCAGAGACGGTGAACTTTGTAATTATCAATATGTTCCCCATGATGAATGACGATGTTATAAATGAGTCAATGAGTATCGCACAAAAGCTTCAGGAGTATCAGGTAGAAGTTGATGAAAAAATCGAAGCAATGGAAAACATTTAACAGAAAGGAAGATTCATGAAACAAAATGGTATTTTAATAATGGTATTGTCGGCAATTTTGATCTTGCTGTTTTCGATTAGCCTTGTTCAGGCAGGACCAACAGCAGTTCAAATTGACAGGTTTGAGGCCATAGACAAACTCGGTCCAAATGATTATGACCTTGAAACTTTGAGGATTGATGATCCTGAAAATCCGTTCGTCAGTATTTATATAACCCATATCATCGGTACAGGATTTCAGTTTTCTGATCCAAGTAATACATCAATTGCCTGCAGATTGACTGGAAAAATTCCTGTTGATAAAGATGGAAAACAAATTATCAACAAGAAAACGAATCATGACATTGCTCATTTCAGTAAATCAATTGGGACTAAAGTCATGAGAATTTCACGAGCATACGACTCTGGTAAGAATGTTTTGATTTACAATGTTTACACAACCAAGTTATTTGATGGTTCCCTGAAACATTCACTATCAGTTGTTCCTCTTGGAACACCCCTTGCCCCATAAAACCCCGCCGACGCAAAAAAGACCCTGAGAGGATTACTCCTTCCAGGGTCTTTTTTTTGCTTCTAATTATTGAATAAAGAAGTTTAGTTCAATTTGTTCAACAACTCTTGTAGGTTGTAGAATAATATTAACATGGAATTTCTTTGTTTTCTTTTCGTAGTCTGTTGCGCCAACATCTACTGAGTAACTGTCCAACCCTCTTTTGTTTTTGATAACTTCAAGGAAATCAACAATTGAAGATGAAACCTGTGTCCATGTAATCTGATCATTTTGCTCAAAAATGAAGAAGCGACAGAACTGCTCAATCGCTCTCTTACAATAAAGAACAAGTCTTACGATGTTCAGATCTTGTAGAGCACTTGGTTTCGCTTGTGATGTTAATTGTCCCCATACAACATAACCCGCTGAAAACTTAACAATCGGATTTAGTTGTTTCAAGTACATTTGATCACGTTGACCCAATCTTGGATTATACCTCAATTCCTTAATTGTATCAATTGCACCTCTATTGAATCCAGCAGCTGCAAACCATAGTTCTGCTACATTGTCATTTCTTGGAATCAAGTATGACATATGATAAACAGGTGAGAACCAAATATCTTCGCCGGTAAAAGCATCAGATACTTTGTTATAACATTCATATAGAGCAACATAAAAGTTATTGAAAACATTTACATTGTTTCTTGCTGCAAGAGCAAGATTGACAGATGCATTATCACCATTATCAAGAATACCAACACAATCACGTCTTGTTTGACATAATGTGCTAATTGCAGTCTTAACATCAGCTGGATATCCTGCATCATATACTAATGTGAAATAAATGTTTTCTGTATCAAGAATTTGGTCATCAATCAATCCTGAATAACCTTGTTCAAGAAGAGTTTCTGCTTCACTGGTATTTAAACTTCCATCTGCATTAACCAAATTGCCTTCAGACCCTTTTCTCAATGGTGTAGGTTCGGCTGATGTAAATGCAGAAGCTACATTTGCCAAAGAAGCTTTAATTTGATATGACACAGCAGAATTTACATCAAAGTCTCCAATAGCTCCACCCCAACCTTGAGTTCCACCTGTAAGGCTTCTATCTGGAAATACATTAATTGCATCACCATCAAATCCACCTGATGCTCCTAACCAACCCCAAATAGTATTACCTTTACCATCCTTTACAACAATAGCATATTCGGCATTGCCAGTTTCAGGATTAGTTTCCCATTGATCAAACTCTTGTTTGTTATCTGTAATTGTAGCTGAACCAGGCGTCAAATCAACAGTAACTGTACCAATGTCTTTGTCGTAAACTTTTGCAACTAGATCATAACCTGATGTATATTCACCATCAGCTGTTTCCATATAGAATCTCAGCATTGACGAATATGTTTCAAGGATACTTCCTATGAAGATTGAATCTCCAGCACTGTCTACTGCAAATGGATCGAATGATACATCAAATGACTCAATGATAACATCCTCGCCATCTGATTGTTTTTCATAGATGTCTAATACATAAACACCATAAACTGTTGGATTAGAATACTCTGTAAATCTAACAGCAATGTTATTATACCAGTCACCTCTACCAATTGGAACCAAAAATCCCAAAGGCTTTGTGTCACCAGAATCTTCTAAATTTGTAATGATTTCAGCTTCTGAGTTTAAACCATCAACTTGAGTAATTGTAATACTCGCAGTTGCATCAGCTGCTGCCAATCTAGAATCAATTCGTAAATTTGAATATGCAGCATCATCAGGTAAACATCTCATCCAATATAACGAACCTGATTCACCTAAATGATTGTAAGCTACATATGGACCTTGTCCGTAATTTTTTGTGTAGTCAGTAATTTTTGGTTCGCCCCATTCACTGATTAAATCAGCTCTTGAACCAACGAAAATAACTTCGTTGTCTCGACCCTTTCTTGAAAAACCACACAAGAATCCAATTGTAGATGGGACTGCCTGTACAAATGTTGACAGGTCGATAATTTTTGTAAATACACCCGGAGATACATTAGCCATGATCTCTTTCCTCCGCTTAATATAAATTTCTCTAATATGTTATTGTATCTCTAATACAAGTTTCCTTTCTCTCCGGTCTAAACTATAAAATCCTTTTAATGTTCAATCCTTTTTAAACGTATAAGTACCATACAAAGATCAAACGTCTTTCCGCTGTTTTGATCAATGATGGGTATGTAACTCTTGCAAACAAACTGAATTGCCCATTATAACCACCCGTAGAACTTGCGGCTGAAAACAACCCTGCTTCACTCAACTGTTGTCCGTTTGCATCATTGGCACCAATTGTAGTTGTAATTTTAATCACTAAATATCTATCATCATTTAATATGTCTGTTTGAAATTCAATTTGATTTGTTGGTTCTTGGTCAAAGATTTTCTTATAAAATCCTGTTGATGGATATAATTCTGTACTATTGGGTATAGGATCTCCAGCATTGTGAAAATCTGCATAAAGAGCCGATGTGGTATCAGAAATCATCACAGGTGAATATAATGCTTCATCACTATTAATGGGTGGAGTTGGATCTAACGGATCAGCGGGGCGTACACCCCCATCACCAACACCAAACCATTGTACCCATTCATCCTTCGTTGGAGTAACAAATGGATTATCAACATTAACCAATCTCTGAGCCAGCATCTCTCTGCCAAAATAAACAACCAAATTGCTTTTATGTACCAGTTTTTCTTTACCGTCTTCACGTTGTTCATAGATATGTACTTCACCTTGTGGTCTTCTATCAACCGGCTTATTTACATTAACTTGATCAACTAGACAGTTGTCGCCATACGATTCTCGTATGAGAATTTTTGTGTCTTTGACCTTTTCCATAATCAGTTTCCTTCTCTCTAATGAAGTGAGGTTTTACTTTATATTTTGTTCTGAATTTGTTGCATGTTTAGTTGCCGACGAAAAATAAAGGGCACAATCAAGTAAAGCTACATCTGTTTAAATGATTGTACCCTTTAGCTATATTACTCTAAATAAGTTCCACAATTTGAACAATATTTAAATGATGATTTAAATACTTTACCACAACTTGAACAAGTCAATTTAGATTGTACAGTCAATGGATCTTGAATAGGAGTATTTGATGTAGAATCAAATCCTTTCATTCTGATTATAATAACTTCAGATTGTTCAAGTACTCCAATAGAACCATATCTAAATTGCTGATTTATTTCACTTCCCTTAACTGTAATTCCTTCATCACTCAAAGGAGTTCCCAGTGATTCTGTCCCTAATGAATCCATTGTTACATTTGACTCAACTGTGGCGCTCATTCCCCTAACTCCAGATGGTACTTGTCCACTTGTATTATTTGAGGAATAAAATGTCCCAACTGATTGCCCTGTAAATCCTCCATAATTCCAATGAAACGGATCATTGTAGTGGTGATGATGTTCCTCATGAATTATAGTTTTCTTTACCATTGGTTTTGGAATTTCATATGCAAACTCAACACGAATAATTCCATCATCAATTTTATCTCCACGATGGTCTTGTATTTCTTCAGTCTTTTTGATAAATTTAAATCTGTTTGTTGCTGTTGTTCCTCTTAAAAATCCTTCAAGTTCTGTACTTGAATTTGGATTGAGGATCAACGAACTGTAATCAAGAACATCTTGTCCATCAACATGAATTTTAACAGAGGCTCTTTTTGAACTTAAATTTTTTAGATAAATTGAATATTCTGAACCAAATGGTAGGTGAACAAAATCGTCTCTCATTCTTAAGATTTTGCCTTTACACTTTACTTCTACGACGAACGCATCTTTGTATGTCATGGTCTTTCTCCTTTTACAGGTCATGGGCTAAGACCTCAAGTTTTATTTTGTTTAAAGCCCATTGGTGAAATTCACCCTTTTATATTTGTTCTTACTATATATATAAATTAGTGATAGGAAAGCAACCGATTATTTTACTTAGAGAAGGGAGATTGTTATGAAGGCAAAAGTCATTGTAGGTCTAATTTATCTTTTGGGGATTGTTGTAATTTTAGCATGTTGTATAACCTCAGCAAAAGCAGCAGATTGGAGATTGTTCACCGAGGCCGGTGGTATGAATGTAAATGAGAATAGTATCAGTGAAGGGCATAAATCATATCATCAGTTCGGTATTGAAGCATCATCGGAGAACATACGAGCACGCTGGGCAGCACAAATTGACGGATTCTTCCGTGGTGAACCTGCAGATGAAGATCCTGAAATACCACAGTCTGGGTTGGGAGCTCAGATAGAGTATGGGTTCAAAGTAAAAGACTGGGCAATACCTTATCTTGGTGTTCGATACGATCACATATCTCGAGATATTGCATACAAATACAGCAACCCATCGGATCCTGAATATGATGCTGGGTATGCTGCTCAAGCAGAAGACGAACACGACATGGTTTCTGCTCGTGGTGGATTTCACTTTCGTTATAAATGGATGTGGGCCGATCTTGGAACAATAATTCCATTTTACACAAGTACAAAGTCAGGAAATTTTGGACCTGATGTTGGCATAGGTGTAAACCTCGGTAACTGGGATATTGGATATCGGTTTAAAGAATACAGAATGACAGACAATCATTTCAGCGGCGACGTTGCCCTGTCTTTCTACTTCTCCGGCATTCAACTGGGTTATAAATTTTAATTATTTAACTATAAGGAGAAATTATGAAACCTGTCATTTATCAACGACATGGAAAACATTACATGAAAATTGGCAGAACTGAAGTCATCGAAGAAGGTGCAATGCAATCATGGTGTCATGGAGAGCTTCAACCAATCATGAATACTGATGGTGAAACAATTGGGAGTACGCCAGAAGATTTTTCTGATGAACGAGACTTTTACAACCCCATTGACATCATTAAAATTCCTTCCATACCAGATCCAGGAAGTCAAGAATATGAAGACATGATTGACTTTATGAGAAAAGACTTTTATGGAGACAAAAAGGACCCCAATTGGTTTGACACCGAATGGGGCAACACTGTAATGGGGCTGACATGTGGTGGTTTGATGATTGCATGTCTTCTTCGTATTGGTTATCTGTGCTGTAGAATCGCAGGAGGTTAATTATGAGTCATAAACAAAAAGGATGGTTATTAACCATTCTTATCATTCTTGTAACACTCCTTACTGCATGGGGAAGTTTAAGTCATGCAGAAGCGGGTGATTGGGATGGTTGGGAATTTCGTTTCTTCGGAATCAACTACAAAGATTTTGAAGGACGGGATTGGAAACCTATGGTTGTTGGATGTGTGGCATCCCTTGTTACACATGAGCTTGGTCATTACGTTGTTGGAGAATTAACAGGAGGTGATGTAACATTTAGTAATATGGAAGTTCATGTTAAATGGGATGAATCTCCTTCTGATGACCAAAATGCATTATTTTCAGCGGCTGGATTCATAAGCCAGAGTCTGGTTGGTATAACTTTAACAGCAATTCCAAAAACACGCAATTCAGATTTTACTGTTGGTTTTAATGGGTATTCAACAATTACCGGATTTTCATATGCAATTACAGGGGGTACTCGACAGGAAGAAGTTTCAGATGTAAAACGAATGGAGGAATACGGGTGGCCAGGAACTGAAATCGCTTTAACTGCCGGAGTACTCAATGCCGGGTTAACCTATATCAGTCTTGATAAATATAAGGAGGAATGAATGAATCATCCGAAGTGCAGTAAGTGTGGCATCGAAATGCTTTTAATTGAGAGTATTAACAACGGTCAAGCTTTTATCTACGCATGTCTTGATTGTGATATACCTCAAGAACCTAACATTTACATCTATCAAAATCATTGTTGGAATTGTGGTTTTGGTATCGACAGTCGATTTTCTGCACCGTCACCGATGCCCGATATGGGGTATGTATGTGGACATTGTGGGAAAGACCTATTCGAGTGGAAACTTCGTCGTGGTCTTATCATGACAACACAAATATATGGAGGACAACATGCTATACTGTGATCACTGTGCAACAAAGCACGGATATGACGTGGACACCCCGAAGATTAAAAAGGGTGAATGTGAACTATGTCGACGTCGTTTGGGAGCCATGAATTTCATGACAGATGAGGACGTTGAAGTTCTTGTCAATGGCATCGTACCTGAAATATACGATGTGGCTGGATTTAAAGTTTCTCAGGTCAGAGGATTTCCGGTAGGAACCAAAGTTGATGAAATCGAACCAGCGATGGTCACACATAAAATGATCGGAAAAAATTGTGTGGCATTCTTCGATCCTGGAAAGATCATTATCGCCAATCCGGAAAATGGTAAACGACTCGAAATAACATTTTAGCAATTTGGGGTACCGACTGTGGGGATTTCGAATCCGGATCAGATTCGTGCCCATATTAAGCAGTTGGTGATTGATCCACCCTAAGAAAAGGTGGGGGCGAAAGCCCCCATTCTTTTTTTTTTGCTTAGATTTTATAAATCTTTTCCGTAATATTTACCATTGTACATAAATGACCCATCAATGATAATTATTGTATATAGATTGAAGTAGCCTGTTGCTGGAAGATGTTCTACAATACCAAAACCGTTGATCCAAAAATTGGGAGCATTTTTGTGATAATCTGGTTTGATATTACATAGGCATGGAAGTGATGTAGCTGTATGATATCCTTTTTTATCAATAGGTGAAACCTTTGCATACATCTGAGGATTATGTACATGTGCATACGCCACATTTCCTTCAAATGCTTCTAATGTTTTCGCGGCATGATATTTATTCCAATAGAAACC